TAACAGACTTCTATGATTTCTGTGATGGATTTAATATTTGGGTAGGTATTTAAAATGGAGAATAAGAGAAAACTATTTAAACTTAAAGAAGCAGTTGATCCAAGACCTCATCATTCAGATTTGCTAGCTGCTATTGAGGATGGATTCGTGGACTATGAAACCGTAGCTAAAGCTGCATTGGCTTATATGTCTGATGATGATATTGCTGATATGTGCAAGGCTAATGACTTTATGATTGGTACAGATGAACTCGATGAAAAGTTAGTTGATCCTTCAGAAGAAGATATTAAAGGTATCGAAGCTAAGTTAGCTGATTTAGGACTCGAGATTGAAGGTAAGGGAGAGACTCCTTTTGGTAATACTCATTATCAGTTAAAGAAAGAATTGGATCATAATGTTACAAAAGAGGATCTTGCAGAGATCTTTGATGGCTTGTGCAATTTAAGTACTGATGAACTACATGTTCCTTGCAATGTTGGTATTCATTACAAGGGAGATAACATTATATCAGCGTCAATAGATATTTTAAAGAAATCTGTTAATGAGCAGCTTAAAGCTGATGATGATGATGGCTGGGGAGAAGATGTAAGAGAAGTTACAGCTGATTTCTTTGATAAAGTAGAGAGAATGTCTTATGAAGTACAAAATGCTCGTAGAGGAGTATATGGTGTATCTGGAGATTCTGTTGAAGATCTAGCTAATGACTTCGAAGAGATTTCTAGAGAAGCACGTGATCTAGGAAAGTGGCTCTATAATGAATCTGATAGATTGGATGAAGCCGTTGCTGAGTACATAGATAAAGATGAAGTAACTGGAGCTTCTATATATAAAGTTGGAGATCGCTATGTAGCTTCTTACAAAGGTACTTCTCATCAGGATGAAGATTATGATAAGCTATTAGATAAGTTACACAATCACTTTGAGTTAGGAGTTAAAAAGCTTCAGAATCTTCCAGAAGAAAAAATTCAAGAGGCTATTATTTCTGAAGAAGATGTAGCTAAGGCTCTAGCTGATTATTTAGACTTAGATGTAGAAGATGTGTCTATCGAAGGGGGTTATGTATATGAGACTCCTGCAGGAGATTACTATGCAGGTACTGATGATGAGATGCACGACTTAGCAGTTGAGTATGAAGTAAATTTAATTGATGATATGGGTTTGGATCTATTTACACAATCTTTTAGAAACCAAATCTTAAAGGATACAGATATGTTTGATGCCTCTTGGTTTACAGAATATTGGGAAGAGTATAATGATTCAGTAGACGAAGAAGATAAAATTGAAGTAGGTTCAGATTATGATGCTGTTCAGTTGTATATAGATACTTTTGGTGAAGATGCTTTTGAAAGAGCAGCTGAGCCACAATTAAATAAAGAAGCAATTGCTGAAGAGGTTATTACCTATGATGGCATAAGTAATATTTTAGCTACTTATGATGGGGATGAAGTTGATCTAGGTGGCGGTTTATACGCTTATAGATTTAATTAATATAACGTAAATATGGAAAGAAAAGAATTAGAATTTGAGCAGCCTTATGGTCTGCTATTAAACCGAGAAAATTTAATATTGCATCGTAAGTGGTTCGAGGAGATGACTCGTTTAATTGGAATAAGTTGTCTCCACAAAGCACCTCGTAAGGATAAACATTATAACGAAGATGGAGAGCTCATTTCTAATTATGAGGAACCAGAAATGACCGGATGCATTTTCGTAGAGCACCCAGATGCAAAGACCATGCGTAAAATAGGATGGGTAACTGAGTTAGAAGAAAATGCATCTCTCATACATGTTCCGTATGATCTAAAAGGATTACAGCAGGGATCTTTATTTATTATTCCTGATACTTTTGATCCAAAAAAAGGTAGAGTGTTTAGAGTTACTCAAATGAGTGCTAATCTAGTTTATCCAGCAAGCATTACTTGTGAAATAGTACCTGAATGGGCAAATGAATTTGAGCAAAGTCAATTAACATTCCCAACCAATAACTTTAATTTACTGAACGAGGAGGATGAGTGATCATATGAAAATTAAAAAGAAGAATGCATTAACAGAAGCACCTTTATTTAGAGGAGCGAGTTTCAATCTTCCTCGAGATATTGTAGATGCAGTAGACGAAGGAAGGTATGAAGATGCTTATGATATGATCACCAATCCTAGATACTCTCAACTCTATCCTGGTCACACAGCTGAAAGAGATTTAGATGCAGTATTAGAAGATTTTGTAGGTAGGCACTTAGGTATTAGAGAAGGTAAAGATGTAGTAAAATTTATCTGCAAAGATTTAGGTTTTAATGAAAGTGAGAACCCTTTCTTAAGATACATAAAAGATTATCCAGACTCTAAAAATTTCAACAAAGAGCAGTGGATTGCATTAAATAATGCATATGCAGATAAAATTATAGATCCTGAGGATCTACAAGGATTTGAAAATACAAAAACTGAGGGAATGCTTTTAACTAATGACGGAATGTGGAAAAACAATTCTAAGGCTGATGAAATTTTAAAAATATTAAGAGCTTATACTACTTTTGATAGAGCTTATAAAAAAGCTTTCTACACTTTCTTCAATGCAAATGCTCCTGAAGAGCATAAAAACAATGAGGATAGACTAAACGCATTCGAACACTACAAAATGAAAATATTCTTTGGAGCAGGAGAAGATGTAGATGCTTATGAGGCTATGGAAGTATTACCTTGGAGTGAAATTCAGCAAAACCTCAATCAGTTTAAAGAAGAGATTAGTGATGTAAAGAAGGGTCGCAATGTAGGAAGAATTGATACTACGGATCCTAGTGAATTGAGTAAGGTGACTGGACAGATTCAAGACATCCTATCCAATTCTAATTTAACTCCACTTCAGCAGGCTCAACTTGTTAGGAGCTTAACTGGTGCTAATTAGATTAAAGCTCTTTACTACAGCCCGTCCAGCCTGACTAAGATGGCTAGTTAAAATGGAAATCTTAAAATACGTTAGGCTAAATTTAACTGGGGAGAGGGAGTTTCTTCTTAATCAATATCTAGCACAAAACCTGCAGTTAACTACTTGAACTGTCAAGGGAGTAATTGCATTTGCTTGTAATCATTTGAAATTTAGAGTTAATCAAGATGTGCAAGTAATTAGCTTAGATGAAAGCTTACCTCTGCCTAATACTTCACACACAGTTTCTGAAATTATTAGATTGATTGATAAGGGAAACTTGGAGGTAGCAGGCTGTCAGGTAATTTCCAAAGCTATAGAGTATCTCCAGGTCAATATGAATGAACTAATATTTAGAAAGGTGATGTAAGGATATGGCTGTTAGATTTTATGATGACGCTTTATGTGAGAAAATTCAAAAGTGGATCCGAGATGAGAATCTAGTAGTCTTGGGTCCTGAGGAATCTAGATATTTGTTTCAAATAAGAGCAGATCAAACTCAAGATAAACCTTTGAAACTTCCATTGATATCTCTATCTAGAAATACCGATGTTGAGTTAGATTTCCCTCATAAGAAACCATTAAGTTTTGATGGTAAAATGATAGCAGCAGCAGGTGACTATAGCTATCAAATTGATGCGATTCCGATGCGTCTGCAGTATCAACTTGATATTTATACGAGATATGCTGCTGAAGGTGATGAATATATGAGAAACTTTGTGTTCAATTTTGTCAATCATCCAAAGCTGTTAATTCATCTACCTTACAATAATGCTCAAGTGACTCATACTGCTAATGTAGATATATTGAGTCCAGTGAGCGAAAATTCAGACATTCCACAGCATTTATTTAAAGACCAATTTACAAGATGAACAATAGGTCTTGAAATTAGAGATGCTTACTTATTCAGCATACCAAAACGTGATTTAGTAAGTGTGGATGTGAATACATTACAGTTAGATGATTTAGAAAATGAAACAGAACAGATATAAAGGAGAAGAGATATGGCATCTGTAATTATTAGAGAAAAAGATTACACAGAATCAACTGCTTACGAGCCAACAGATTCAATTGTCTATGTTCCAGGTATGCCTGGTGAAGACTGTGAAGATGCAAGTGCTTTAGTAAATAATCCTATATTATATTCTAATGTGGAAGATTTTGAAAAAGCAGTAGGTTCTAAACCTAAGATCCTTGAAGGTTCCGAAGAGGAGCAGGTATTGCAGTGTGATAAATCATATGTTATTGCTAAGCAATTATTAGGATTAGGTATGAAAGTTCTTTATGAAGTAGTTTCTACAGTAGATGATCTTACAGTAGCTGCAACTACACGTGATGAGCTTATTAACCGCTTAAGTGATGAAACTCACTGGGCAAAGTTATATGATAGAGCTTTATATAACCCTCGCTTCTTAACGAGTGGTGGCTATGAATCAATTTGGGCAGTTGAAAATGCTGAAACTGGTGAAACAACTTACATCAATGCAATAGCACAGCTGATGTTACAGTGTGCAAGCTTTACTGCTGCTGAAGATGGAATTAACCATAGAGGCAGAGGAGACTGTGTTGCTTTAATTGATCATGCAATTACTTTAACAGATGTAGACGATATTGCTACATTAATTAATGGAGCTTTAGGAAGTGCTGGAGCTTTAGGTACATTTGGTTCAGCATTTACTCCTTGGTGCTCACATTCTTTAACAGTAAGTACAGGTTACACTTCTCCAGATGACTCAGTAGCTGGTACATGGGCATTACCAGGTTCATTCACTTACTTAGTAGCTTATGCTGCTTCTGTGTCTAATAACCCAACTTGGTATGCTGCTGCAGGTGTTACAAGAGGAGCTGCTACTACTCTAGTAAAACCTCTAGTGGAATTTGGTGAGAGAGCTGCTGCTTCTCTACAGAGCAGAGAAGATGGTTTCATCGCAGTAAACCCAATCTGCAAGATAGTACCTTACGGTTATAGAGTATATGGTAACAGAACATTAAGACAAAATGGTTTGAATAACAAGTCTAATTTAGTAGCTACTTCCTTCTTAAATATTAGAAACTTAGTATCTGATATTAAAAAGACAAGCTTTGCAGCTTGTAGAAGAATGGCATTTGAACAGAATACTGATGTATTGTGGTCAAATCTAAAGGCTCAGATCGTACCATTATTGGATAGAATGCAGACAGGTAATGGTATTGAAGGTTATAAGATTCTACGCGTACCTACCAACGAAAAAGCAAAAGTAATTGGTAAGATTAGAATCATTCCTATTGAAGCAGTAGAAGATTTTGATATCACTATCGAATTAGTTGATTCATTGGAAATAGAAACAGAATCAGAGTAAGCGTATAAAGGAGAGATTAAGTTATGGCAGAAGTACAGAAAAACCCTGGTATATATCACTTAGCTGATAGACCTGATCTTTATGAGCCAATGAGAGATAACCACTTTGAATTTATTGTTCACGATATTGACAATTTACTCAGAGCTGGTGTATCTACAAATGATGAAGGTGACTACGTGAGAGAGGGTCAGGAAATATTAAGATTCTCAGTTAACAAAGTTAATATTCCTAACTTTACTCAGCAAGCTATTAGTATCAAACGTGGTAACACTACTATGAAAGCTGCAGGTACAATTGAATTTGCAGATGGTAGTATTGAAATTATTGACTACGTTGGAGCTGATAGTAAGTCAGTCTTACTCGCTTGGCAGAGATTATCAGGTGATGTAATTACTGAAGCAGTTGGTAGAATGGCAGACTATAAGAAGAGATGTACTCTTATTGAGTATACTCCAGACTTCCAGCAGGTACGTTATTGGGATATATATGGTGCATGGGTAGGAAGTGTATCAGATAATGGTTTATCAAATGAAGGTGGCAACGATAAGCGTGTAATGACAGCTACTCTCTATTTTGATAAAGCTGTGCCTCATCTACCAGATGATGAGTAGTAAAATTAATTGAAATAGTGTATAATATAATGGAAACTTAGTCTTGGTAATGGTCGACCTACTAAGTTGCCAAGACTAAGGAGTACTTATAGATGAAAAAAGGTCAAAAGAAAAGATCGTTCGAAGAAATTTTACAGACAATTGATAAAGAAGAATTTATAAGGTTTCATAATGATCCTAAGTACACTCAAAAGGATCTAATGAAACTTTTTTCTATTGGAGAAGGTACGTATAGAAAGATTCAGAAGCTCTATGGATTAGAGACAAGGCGTCC